GCTCTGCCTTCGGGCAGCGGTAATTCATTTGCGGCACATCAAGATTAGATCCATAAGCAAAATACAACATTTTAGTCTCCCTTCGTCTTATCGACAATTTCTGCCTTATAAAGATCAGCAACCCTAGCGGCCTCTTTGTCTGCCGCTTTTCTGTTGACCTTGAATGCCTTTCCATGAGCAACGCCACTTCCATTGCGCTCCCATGCAACTAAATCCACATTGAACATTCCTTGTTCAATATTTTTTGTAATGCGTACCTCGTACATTAAAACTCTCCTTCTCTTAATACTTTACCAATTAACTCATCGGCAAAATCTTCCATGTCATCCTGTGACATGCCTTTAGCCTTGCAATAGGCATCAACTGCTGCCCACGCCTTACTTACACCAGCAACGACCTCATCCATGCAATCAGCTTCTGGCTGAAATTCCTGCATGTGATTGTCATTCGGTGCATCCCAGTATTCCGCAAGGTTTTGATAGAAATTTTTGACAGTCATACTGACCTCCTTTGTTAAGCAATAACTTAATATAGCAATGATTGCACAGTATGTCAACAAGAAAAAGAGGGGTGTACAACACCCCCCTTCCAGTACACCGTGACGTTATAGCGTCATAGCGTTATAGCGTTAAATGTATTTCATGCGCTCGATTTTCCAGTGTTTTTATTCTATGGCAATTAGCACATAAAAGTTGGTACACCGTGCGCGGATCCTCCCCATTTCTTACCATTCTATTTATTTCATTAGTATTATGTTGCCCATTCATTCTTTTTAATTCATTGGTTCGCCATAGTACCGGCACTATATGGTCAAATTCTAGCACCCTGTGATCATCAAACCCACAATTTTTGCAACACCCGCCTAAAGCATCCCTAGCTTGGCCTCGTAGTTTAGCCCGTGACCTTTGCTGAACCTCTCTTCGGTTGCTTTTCGCCATCACGAACTCCCTGCTATTCTTCCAATACGCTCTTGCTTGCAACATGGGTTACGCTTCTGGATATGTATCCATCACGATCAAGATCATCAGGAACATCATCGGCAAAAGCATTATACGGCAACATCTCGGCGTTTTTCTTCCAGCCCTCTATATTAAGCTGGCGCTGCGCTTTGTCATGAGCTTCTAAACTTCCCCACGATCTCTCGTCTATGTTCTGGTATCTATTTTTTCTTTTCGACATATCGCAAACCCGTAAAATTGTTCGTGTTACTTCCCGGCCAGCTCTCCACCGCAGGCAAGATATCCACAGCCGTCAACCCAGTTATCCTCGTGATTCGGGTTAGACGCTATCCTAGCAATCTTCAGCAGAGTCATCTTTACTGCTGTGTCCATCCCGACAGGCAAATCATCCGGCTTGATGCTGTCCCACAAATACCAAAAGCTTTCGATGTTTTTAAAATTGTCCTCCATGTCCCCGTGATCTGCTGCACGATCTTGTGTTACATAGCTCTTCGCTGTGTCTAATACTTCCGCTCTTTTCATTATAAATCCTTTTTATGTGTATGGCACTGCCAAGTTAAACCGTGATCGCTGCTATACCAGGCCTGCTCGGAATCACAATCCGAACAATTCTTCGTAATGTGCATTTTCCGCTGCTTCCGCCGAGCTTCCTCCATTCGGTCAGCGAGCTTTTTGATCTCTAGCTTTTTAAACGGGGTAGAGAACTCCCCGAACAAATCTTTAACGTCTCTTATATCAGTCATCGCATACATCACCTTTTAACATCACACATTATCTCTACCTGTTACCGCTTCATATTCACCCCGAGCCATAGGCCCATCAATTGCCCCGAGCCAGATTTTACCACCTGTAGCGGTCAACTGGAACTTATCAATACGTCTGGCCTGCTGCAATTCCCGAACATATCTTTCAAGAATTGTTTTGCTAAGACCCTGCAACACTTCAGGAGCATCAGCATCCTCTACACGCCGAGAAACAGCGTTGTTGCCACTCATATGTGTAAGAGCAATACCACGCCGCTCGCAGTGAATGATCCAGTCACACATCGCATCGAGCTTCGCCTCCCGAGCAGAACCAGAATCCAGAGCTTCAATTTGTTCTGTTCTATCCACCAGCAGGCCCGTGTTTGGATCCCGGACAAAATGCCGAACATTTCTACTGGCAGGCCCGTTAGACTTCACAACAGCGCCATCGAAACAAGTGTTTCGCTGATATGGAACGCCGAGCTTCTCACAGGTTTTCTGACCCCGAGCAGTGTCCACTTGCCATAATGCAAACGCAGATCTAACACCATCCACAAGCGCACTGGTTCCCCGAATAAGATTGCGAGCTTGTTCAGGCGTCTTGATTACAGCGTCATCCTTAACTTTTGTCATGTGGTGACACATTAGAACTGCGGCACCTGTTTCTGTTGCAATCTGTGCCAGCAGACCGGTAAGAGCCGCACCCGCAGCAGGATCAGCATTGACATCAGCATGAACAAAAGACGCGAGCGGATCAAATACAATGAGCTTCAGGTCTTTCATTTTTAAGATTTGTTCGTAAATCTTTTCAAACTCCTGACTCGTGCTGAACTCACCATTAACTTCCGTCAAGATGGGGAACACGCCCCCGACATTCGGCAGTGGCACAACCTTCAGGTCATAGGCGTAATTCATACGCTCCTGAAATGGATCAAGCCGATCAATCCGGCGGTGCATCTCACCCTCGTCATCCTCCGCTGTAAAGATCACCACGTTCCCGAACTCTTTAACCAGACCCCCGAATGCGTTGGTCATTGGCTTGCCCGATGCGATTTTCATTCCCATATCCAGCGTCATCATGCCCTTACCAGCGTCACCCGCAGCAGAAAAGATAATCGGAACCCCGAGCGGAAACGTGCCATCAATCAGAAACTTCTGCACTGGGGCATCACCAGAAAACCGCGAGGCAGAAAATGTATCATCCAGCAGGTTGATAGAAACCTTTGTTGGCTTCGCCTTCGACTGCAAGAAATCCTGAATATCAAAGCCTTCAGAGATAGCGTCAGACGCATCCCAACCATCAGGCTTGCCCATTGGTGGTGTGAGCATAGTGACAGACCGCGCACCAGCAGCAATTGCCAGATCCTGAATAAGATCGGCCAGCTTCTTGCCAGCAGTGTCATTGTCAGGCCATAGGATCAACTCCTTACCCTGAAGCGGGGAGAAATCATATTGTGCAGCCGTCCTCTTTGTCAGCGCACCAGACCCGCCGATTGTACAGGTTGCTGTATGCCCTGCGTTATTTAGAGCATCAGCGCACTTCTCGCCTTCGACCCAGATTACGCGGCGTGATGCCATCACGTTAGGGATGTTGTACAGCGGTCTGATATCGGGGAACTTTGAATATGGTGATCCCTCAATGAACGGACGGAACTCTTTCTTTGGCTTGCCGTTTGTATTTAGAACAGGATTGCCAGCCATGTCCTTGACGTTATAGCGCCGTACAGACACAAGCACTTCGCCATCAGCATTCGTATATACATACTCAGCATCAAACGGAGTGTTGGCATTGAACTGTTGCTTTGCCGCCTGAAAAGGATTTTCTACCGGTCCGTTATCCCGAACAATTTGCGGCGCATTATGGTCAAGATAAGTCCCGAACATTTCTTTGATCTCACCGAGCTTCATGCCGCGAGCTTCCATTAAGATCTTTACGATGCCGCCAATCCCGACACCACCGTTAAAGTCCTGACCCTTCATGAAGTTTGGAGAGTGTGGATCAATATTAATTTTCATGGATTGACCAGGATCGCCCAGCAAAGACCCAAGATAAAACGTGTTGCCTGCGACACGACCAGCAGGAAACGTATCCCGTAGGATGCGAATTTGTTCGCTTTTCGGTACGCGGCGCGAAATTTCTTCGACTAAATTATTTGCAGAAATACTAGATGTAGTATTGCCAAACCTAATTACACTCATTATATTGATTCCTGTTAAGCATTGTTACCTCGGAGGGGGCAGTTTTCTGGACTGTCCCCTTTCTTTTATTCAGACCAGCAAGTATTACGAAATTCGCACCACTTGCAACCATAATAATCATTATTCTGCGCGACACGCGGCAAAAGCTCTTCTGCTCTTGTCGCTTTTATTATGTTTACAGCCTTGTCGCTAGTAGCTTGCGCAAGCTCCGCATTGAACGGAACAAGCTCAATATATATCTCACTTGTGTTTTTATTCAACACAGTAAAGCAGCAGGGATGCTCTGCGAGATCCATATATGCTTGGTACAATGCCACCTGTGCTGCGTAGACTGGGTTAGCCACCGCAACACCATTACGAACAAATTCCTTAAACTTCTTATCCGATGCTGACTTACACTCCCACAGCATTGGATACCCTAGATTTAACGGGCCGCTGACAATAATCCCGTCAACATGGCCCCGAACCTCACCATCTGCTGTATCAAAAGCAAATTGTTCGCCTTTCAGCTCTGTGCGCAAATCAAACCCAGCGTCACGAAAGATCAATATCATCATATCTTCGATGCTGTGGCCAAGCGCAAACGTGCGCAGTGTCTGAGCAGGAAAGCCTTTATCTTCGTCTTTCTCCTGCCCCATATACCGATACTGTAGCTTGCGAGCGCAAGGATCCCCAAGGGAAGATGCCCCTAGATACCTTCGCTTCGGGGCATGATATTCTTTCTCTTTAATCCCCCTATCTAGCTCTTTTATGATGTAGTCGGCAACATCAGAATGGGATGTCCTCTGCTGTTTCAATGCAGAATCTGCCGCCTCCATATCTGATGTAAACTTCCGTAAGGTATTGCTGAGTATAGACATCTTCTAACCCTTCTATAGCTTGAAAAACCACGGCGATAGCCACGATTTCATCTTCATTGAGATCGCAAAGGCGTTTTTCCCACCCGATATTTGCGAACAATTTCCCGATTGTTTTTAGTGGAGAGTTATTGTTCCCTCCGCCGTTGCTATTCCCCATGTTTCGTCTTCTCCTTCCATGCGACCAAACGCAATCATATACATGATGGAGTCGCCAAAATATATTTCGGCATCGCCATCCACAAGAATATTATCGTATTGCTCTATATAATCACTGATCGCGTCCATGACCTTATCATGAACCTCCTCACCATCATTAGGATCTTTCACTTGGATGAAACAAGATATTTCTATCTCACTATCATCAGCTAAATTCAATGTAACCTGAAGATTTCCACGGTTCATGCTCTTTCTTTCTGAATTATGTTTTGGATTGTTCCGTCAATAAACTGCTTGTTCCAGACATAATTCAGCATACACGCTGCCTTGTACTTAGTCCACGAGAAGTCGAATGCCCCAACATGAACACCGTGACGATTTAACTTATCTCTTTGTTTTTCGCTAACTCTATCATTGAGCCAGCGCTTTGTTTTCTTTGCACTATCTCCATCCTCATTGGTTCGCAAGAAATCGTCAGCCGCCGCCATAGCCTGGCGTAACGTGCCAACACTAACCAGCCTTACCTTGCCTTGATTTCTTTTAACAACTGCGGCAGAAATGTGGCCTAAATCGGCTACAATAGCAAATCCGTTAAACCCTGTTGCTGCCCAACACGAACCTGTTCCAAACAAATCAATCCAGCGAAACGGCGAGCGTTCCATTAGATCGACCTCTGTTAATTCAAAATGCTCAAGGGCTTCTGTATTCTGCCCTTCAAACTCATGCCCACAGATAGGGCATTCACGAACACTAAGCGGAACCTCTGAGTCGCACTCTGGGCAGACTTTAATTGGTGCATCACCGCCAGACTTACCTGCGCTGCCATCAAGATCAACAGCGTCATCAAGCGAGCCGTGCGTTAGAACTGATGTGCCAAAGTCCATAACGATGCAGTTTGTTTTGACCACATCTGGAAACTCATCAACATCAACTGTGCGCAAGCCCCGCCCAATCATTTGCACCATTGTGGCTTTATATGAGCAGGGGCGTGTCAGGATAACGCAAGATACAGGCGGCGCATCAAAGCCTTCGGTAAGCACTGCAACATTAACCACGACCTGCATATCACCATGAGCCAGATCATTTAGAATTTCTTCTCGCTCATCTTTTGGTGTGTCGCCAGTGACTG